TATTTCCACCAGCACCAGCACCACCACCACCGCCGCCAGTTGGTTGGCCGCCGCTTGTACTACCAGCACCGCCGTTATTGCCTTGCCCACCAGTACCAGCACCGCCAGCGCCTGCGGTACCTGAACCTACGCCACCACCGCCACCACCTGAACCGCCGGCGCTTCCTGGGTCTTGAGCATAATGTCCACCAGCACCGCCACCAGTAGAAGTAATTGTGTCAAAAACGCTATTAGAACCATTGGAATTGTTTCCACCGCCAGCGCCAACGGTAATTGTAAATGTTTGTCCTTGCGTCAATGTTTCTGTTGCGGTTCTATAACCACCTGCACCGCCACCGCCAGCGCCACCATAGGTTGCTGGCCCTGAAATGTTTGTTCCACCACCGCCACCGCCCGCAATAACCAAATATTCAGCTACATAAGCAATTGCTGCGCCAACTCCTGCCAAAATTTGCATGGCTTATGCGGCCAGGTTGCCGACAACTACCCATGTGTCGGTAGCAATTTTGCAACAAGTAGCAACAGCGTATTGGCCGTTGGTTTTAAGTTTGCTTCCAGCGCTACGCAAAGTTACGCCAGCGCCAGCGGTAATTGTTACTTGACCTGCACCAAGTTGCATGATGTTTATTTGTGTGCCGATGCCGTAGGCAACGCTTGAGTTTGGTGGAATCGTTAAAGCAATCGCTGACGCGTTATCGCATGTAACAAGTTTGCCGTCATCAGCCAACACGGTGGTGTAGGTCGTGCCGGTCTGGGCATTTAACGCGATCATAGCTGTCGCAACTGCATCCAATTCGGCGGCGGTCAAAACCTGCCCAGCGGTAAAATCTTGCCTTGTAGCCATAAGTGCTCCTATCCTAAGACATTTCCTTCATCAATGGTGCCATACACGGCATCGTCCAATATCAGCTCATAAACGATCGTGGTAGGCGCTGTCGAGTAAAGCACCCTGTGGCCTCTGGCAAAATCAAGGTAATGCTCAATGCCCTCAACCGAGAGCTCTTGCGCCAACTGGGTCGTTCCAGCACCGCTAGGGAATGTTTTTTCTATGGTGATCGTGTCGCCAATGTCTACGGTTGCCAGGGTGTCTTTTTGGGCTGTGGTCAACATCAGGAATTGGGTTTCCACGCTGGTGTATCGGGCTTCTGGTTCAGGGTTTAACAAATATGATGCTGCGGTATCAATTGACGGCTGTTCATGCAACAGGCTGTTGCTGATGTTGCTTGTCTGAATGAAATATGTGGCAATAGACGTTGCATCGCTGGCTGTGGCCGTGTTGCCGTTTAGTGCTGTTACAACCGATCTATTGACCACGGCGTCCGCCTCAAATGAAATGCCCACGCCGTTGTATTTGTAGTTTGTGCCGTCGTCATGAAAATCGGCTACCGATGCGGAAAGCGTGTTGCCTATGCGGTTTTGAAATGTGAGCACCCCAGCGCGTGACATGAACAAGCGACCAAACTCTGCGGTTTCGTTGATCTGCGTAATGTATTGCAAAACGTTGGTTCCTGCTGGCACGGTGTACGCGGCGGCGTGGCCAAGGTTGACGGTGCCTGTTGAGATGTCTCGAGCGCCTGCAGGGAAATCTACTTCTGGTAGGTCTAGGACTGTTTCTATGCGTTCGCCTGATGTTTCGGCTGTGACGTTTAGTTCGTTTAGGTAGGTTTGCGCCAGCAGATAAAACTGGTCAGCGCAATAGACGGTGACGGTGTCTAAACCGCCAAGCGCAAAGTTGTAGTCGTAGTTGACGACATAACCGCTAAACAAAGATTCGGGCATGTTGGTGTTGCTGTATCGAATGAGTTGCACGGCACGCAATGGGGCGAGACCAGGCTTGGATTCGGCTGTGTCGTAGTACGGGCTGTTTTCGTCAAACGGGTTAAAAATTCCGTCCACGTCTTGAATGGTAAATGTCATGGTTCCAGCGCTGAATTGGTCGCCCACGTCACGCCTGCCGCGTCTGACCGTCACGTTGGTTATTGAGTCCATAACGCTGGCAAACTCGGTTGTGCCATCCAGCACGTATGTGGTGTTGTCTAATACGCCTTTGAGCGCATCGTCTAAAACAAATGCGTCAACCTGGAAGCCTGTAGCAATTTGCAGGTCATAGTTGCCTGAATCAATTACAGCTGTGCCAGGCATTAGGCAACCGGTATTTGTAGCGGGCCAGCGGAACGTGAATAAGCGCGCAATGCGTTAACTACGCTTTCGCCAATTTCTGCGCTAGTTGACAAACCGCCTGCCACGTTAATGTTGTACGTTGAACCGCCTCGTTCCGCCATAATGCCCGATGTATCGCCTGTAAAGGTAGGTGCAACCTGTGGTCCAAGCATGATTGAACCAACTGTGTTTTGAAAATTCGCGCCAATACCTTTAACGTCAGCAAGTTTCAAATTTGGGTTTTTCAGTTTCTTTTGTGCCTGGGCAATTGCGTCCATAATGCCCTGCACCATTGCTTCGCCTTGTTTGACGCCCGACGCATAGAACTGATCTGCGGCCAAAATGCCAAGTGCGTCAGCTACAAAGTTTAGGTCGTCCAGTAATTGGTTGATGCCATTGGGGCCTGTAATGGCCTGTGAGCCGCCTTGGATGAGTTCTGTGGCAATTGCACTACCCGCTTCTTGGCCAGCCTCTAGGACGCGCTTTAAAGCGTTTTCAGAGATGCCCATTCGGAGCAATTGCTCGACTTGTTTGCCGAACTGTTTTGCCCCTGCCGCCTGCTGGTTAAGTTGATCAAGAATGCTTGTGCCGGCTTCTTTTGCTGCATCTGCAGCGCCAGAAATTGAAAACTCTCCTGTGACTGATTCTGCAACCGTGTTTTTAAAATCGTTGTAAGCATCACGTGCTTTTTCCAATTTGCCAGTTGCAGCGTCAAGTGCAGCGTTGAACTGGTCTTCCAAGGCTTTGCGCGCTTCTTTGATCTTTTCAGCCATTTTGTCAATAGCCCCGCCAGCACCGCCTGCAGCCTTTTCTGTGTTGCCTAGTTGTGTATTGATTTCACTTAGTTGTGGACCGATTGGCCTGATGGTTTCTACAGCTGAACTTGTTTGTCTTTTAAATGCCGCCATGGCGCCTGCAGCGACAACAAGACCTGCAGCGATTGCAGCGGCTCCGACGCCGACGGTGAGGGCCGTGTTTGCGGCCGTGGCAGATGCGGCAAGTCCCCAGTTCAACGCGGTAGCAACAACTGTGACAGCGTTGGCTGCAAGCATGGCAACTTTAAAAGTAACCAAAGCAGCCGCTGCGGCGCCGATTGCCGTACCAATGCCGAGGATTATTCCAACATTTTTTTGGGCCCAATTGCCAAAAGAAATTAGCGCCGGAAGTAAAGCGTTAACAAGTGGCAATACCGCTGCGCCGATGGCTTCTTTGGTTTCGTCCATTGCTATCGACAAACGTTTGAATTGTCCTTGCGCCGAGTTCGCTGCAACTGAGGCAGAACCGCCAAACGTTTTGGCAAGTGATTGCATAACTTGATCAACCGTTGCACCATCTTTGATTAGCGAAAACAGTTCTGGAGACAAAGCCTTAATTGCTTTTGTATTTCCGCCATACGCTTTGCTGACTGCATCCGCTACTTCTTGGACTGACTTACCAGTCGCCGCACTTACGTCGAGGACAGTTTGAAGCGCATCTTGGGCGGACGCCAAATCGCCAGTACCGCGCACCAAACTGGCAAGCGCAGGACGCAACTCATCGTCAGCCACAGCCGCCGCCATAGACAGCGAACTAATGAAATCCTCGTTGGCTTTAATCTGTTTATCTGTTGCGCCAGTAGTGGCCTGCAATTGACGTGCAAGTTGAGCCTGAGCCTGCTGGTCTGCTGCAGCCGCTTTAGCCGTAACAACCAAACCAGCACCCAAAGCAACAAGCGCAGCCGTTGCCGGCACAAATGCTTTGTTAACAGCAAATGCCGCTTTCTGCGAATTGGTCTCTAATTTTTTAAACTCTTCAAAAGTTTTCTCAAGCCCTTTCGGGTTGAGTTCGGTAATGATGGGGATGCGAATAGCCATTAGAGATTGCTCCTACTTAAAGCCACGTTGATCTGATCGGTAATCGTGTCCACCAGTTCCACCATGGCTTGATTTACGCGATCAGCGTTTAGATCGTAGGACGGCCACATCACTCGACTAGGCGACCCAAAGTGCATAGTTAAGCCTGCGATCATGTTTTTGCCAGCTGGGGTTTTACCACCTTTTTTGCCAGCCATGTCAATGATCGTTGCAGCAGGATTTTTCTGAATAATCGTGATCGTTGACTCCGATTTTTTGCGA